CACCCCGACAGGAGCCATCAGTCTCTGTGCCGATCATCAAATCCTGATCGAGCACATGTACCCCGGCCAGTGTTATTTCCGAGAAATTACGGCGGAGAAGAAAATCGGAGGCATCGTGTGACTATGGCGGCGATGAAATTCGCGGAGAGCGGCGGGCACGGCAGACTCCAAGGCAAGATCGTCCGATGGCTTCCCGATAAAGGTTTCGGCTTCGTCCAAGACCAAGCGGGCATCCAGTACTTCTTCCATCGGTCGGCGGTGGACGGCAATCCGGATGATGTGAAGGTGGCGGCATCGGTCACGTTCACACCCGTCACGTCTCCAAAAGGTCCACGCGCCGAATCGGTCACATTAGGCGACTAAATCGGCGGCGGCAGCAGGAGAGAGCATGGAGGCTGGTACATCTAACAGGGGAGTTGTGTCTCTATATCCCCCTGTGATAGACTCCCCGGCTCCATGCCCACCTGTGAAGACTGCACCTATTGGAAGAAAGATTGGGGCATTTGGGCGCATAATCGTTGGACCCGTGCCCACACCGACAAAGGCTTTTGTGGCCTGCAACCTCTCAATCCACCCCTTCCCATGCGGGGCGGCAGTATTATCTGTCATCACTTCCAACAAAAAGGTACCAGTCCCATCGTCTTTTATTCCCCCGCTCGCACCAGACCCCCAGACCCACCGGGTTAACACACGAACACGTGCGGCTAACACGACCTCCACAAGAGGGGCCATAAGAAAGTTTATGGTCGTTTATGGACACTGCCCCATGCCCCAAGAACCCAGACTCACCAAACTCATTGACTCGTTACGTCTCGGAGAAGCCTCCCCACAGGACCAACATGAGGCCGCAGCCCGCTTAGAAACCATGCAATCCAGACTCAACCGCTTCGAAGCCCTCCTCCAGATGGCGGCGACGAAGTTGGGGGAGTCGGTTGAATCGATCATCTCTCAATGAAGCGGGCCACGCGGGATCGCTTCGTCATTGCCACGCAGAAGGACATCAATGCAGGCAACGCCTGTCTTGAAACGCCTCCTCAGGTGTTTCACAAGCTGGAAGATGACTTCGGCCCCTTCGAGATTGATTTGACGGCCAATGCTCAGAACCATCTCTGTCTCGTGTGGTTTGGTCCCGGCGGGATTGCGGAAGATGCGCTGACCGCATCGTGGCATGTGTGTGGAGCCACCGGCTATTCGAATCCTCCGTATGGGCCATTCGTTTCCAAGATTCTCAAGAAGGCCAAGCAGGAAGCGGCGATGGGCTTCACGAGCACGCTGCTCCTTCCAGTGAGGATGAAACGCGCCATCCACCAGCACGTGCTCCAAGGTGCCTCAGAACTGTGGTTTTGCGACAAGCGGATCGCGTTTTGGGAGGGTGGGGCACCGAAATTGGATCCCAAAACCCAAAAGCCCACCGGGGCACTGTTCGACAGTATGATCGTCAGATACCTTCCCGGTATGCACTTTTCGGCCCCCAGAGCACGAAGTTGGAAAGTGCCGCCGCATAACGGCCCGATGGGATGGGGGTAGGTGTGGCTGTGGTTCCTATTCGCTGTCAAAAGTGCGGAGAGTATCATTTTCATCAGTATCCCTGCAAAGAAGCCGGGTATAGGGATGAAGATGGGATATTTATTCTTCGACTACCGGGAGAACCTTTCCAGTCAAGCATAAATCCTCCAGTTAAGCATAAAATGGAGGTTTCAGTTAAGCATCAGGATGGCGGTCGGCACGTGTTGACTCCTGATGAACGGCAACGAGGTGGGCAAACTGGTGGGAAAACACGCGCCATGCTCTTATCTAAGGCTGAGCGATCTGAGATAGCGAGGAAAGGGGCCGCAGCACGCTGGCATAAAAGCTAGTGATAAAGAGTTGGTATCTATCCTGCACATCTCCCGCCCCGGAGGAGGTGGTGTGTATGGGTGGAGAACAGAAAGTCGAACTGGTCAAGAAGAACGATCCGAGTCAGAAGAAACAAATCTCGCAGCAGGAATGGGAACAGCAGAAGCAGCAGCTTCAATCGCAAGGCTGGTCCCGCGCCGATGGTCAGCAGTAACTGACAGTCGGTGTCGTAGACACGAACACACCCGGTGAGAACCCACCTTGCCGGGTGTCCTTACGGTGTGCAATCGATTGCACTGGAGGCGCAGAATGCCCGGAGACAAAGGCGGCAAGCCGGAAGGGACCACGCCAAGTCCCAAACCCGAGTCGTTACCCAAGGAATTCGACAAGCCCACGGACAAAGGGACTGGCCCCGGACCCATTCCCGGCGAACGGACCATCCCCCAGAAGTAGCGGCGACGGGCGGGATGTGATCGTCATATCTCGCCCCCTTTGATCTTGAGGTATACTGGCCGCTCAAGGGAGTGGGGTCATGGCCTTCGAACGCTTCGTCTCTCTCGGTGAAGAACGCTTTGATAAAATCATCAATGCCCTGACGCGGGGCACGCCTGCCCTTCGACTTGCGAGGGAAATTCAGCAGCAACCACCCGAAGGGTGGGGGTTGTTTCAGGACGTAGCCGAATCGTCGCTGATGGTGCAACTCTGCCGCCTCCGTACGGCGATTGCCGAAGGCGTCTTCAGCAAACGCATCGCAAAGCAGTTGGCCGCAGGGACCAATACCCCCAAGTTGGGGACGCTGCAACGAGTGTCCGTCCAAGTCTTGAGTCGTATGGAGGATCTGGCGGATCAGCACAAACAGCGCGTTGAGAATTTTCTGCTCAAAGAGAAAACCCAACCCCTCCCATCCAGAACGATGACGGAAGCGATGACCGAATATCGGGAGACGTTGGAACGCATCCAGAAGATTCGGTTCGAACTAGGGTTGGACGAATACAAAGGCCCAACAGGGAGCAGCACCACCATCCGAGGCGCTTCGCAGACCACGATGTTTCCGGACGGCATGAGCGTACAGAAACAGGTGTTCGAAGCGGTACAGACCGTGGAGAAGATTCTGGATGCCCGGAAGATTCCTCGCCGCCCGGATCGTCTTGGCTTGAATCCGACCGAATAGATGCTCATTTTCAAGCGGGGGGAATCGTGGGTCGAGCAGACCAATCAAGCCCATCTTGATTTGGTCAATGAGCGGGCGTACGCCTACCTCAAGGAATATCTGGGCTACCAAGAAGCCGAGAAGATTTGGTTTCAAGGCCAAAGGATCCATGATCTGCACGAGCGGTCGATGTTTTATGCGAATGCCGTGCTGCATGTCGAGGAGCGGTTGCAAGGGCACGAGTCTACCGCGATCCAAGATTGGGGGCAGTATCGGTGGAAGCCTGTGGGGATCCGAGAATTCATTTGCAGTTCCCACTATCTCAATAAAGAACAGGAAATCTATCCCGGCGTGCTGGAAGCGGCGGAAGAACTGAATAACGGCCAGTACGTCGAAGCCATCATGACCGGGGGTATCGGATCGGGGAAGACCACGCTGGCGCTCTACACAAATGCTTACCAGTTGTATCTCCTTTCGTGTATGCGCTCCCCCCACAAGCAGTTTGGGCTGGACCCTAGTTCAGAAATCCTGCTGGTCTTCCAGAGCATGACGCTCCAACTCGCCAAAGGCGTTGATTATCAACGCTTCCGGAGCATGATTGAGGGAAGTGCGTACTTTCCGAAGTATTATCCTTTCGACAAGCATCTCACGAGCAAGCTGGTGTTCCCGAACCGGGTAGAAGTCGTGCCTGTGGCCGGAACGGAAACTGCCGCAATTGGTCAGAACGTCATGGGCGGGTTGATCGATGAGTTGAACTACATGGCCGTTGTCTCCAAGTCCAAAGTGGCGGTGGACAAGGGGACGTATGATCAAGCGGTTCTCCTCTACAATTCGATTGCCCGCCGCCGCAAAAGCCGGTTCATGGAGAACGGCAAACTCCCCGGCATTCTCTGTCTCGTGTCTTCGAAGAAGTATCCCGGCCAGTTTACCGATCAGAAGGTGCTGGAAGCCCAACGCGACAAAACCATCTTCGTCTACGACAAGCGGGTGTGGGATACCAAGCCCGATGACTTCGGGAACCAAGGCTGGTTCTCGGTCTTTGCGGGGGATCTGACCCGCAAGCCCCGCATTCTGGATGACGAGGAGGTGGTGCAGGATGATGACCGCTCCCTCGTGGTGGCCGTGCCGGAGGAGTTTCGACTCGAATTTGAGAAGGATGTGATCAACGCCCTGCGAGAGATTGCGGGCGTCTCTACTCTTGCGAGACATCCCTTCTTCCTTGAAGTCAACAAGGTGCATCTGGCGTTCACGCCGAGGGAATCCATTTTCTCGCAACCGGTGGTGGATTTTGTCGATCAACGACTCACCCTCCTGAAGCGCAATTTTTGGAATCCGGAAATCCCCCGCTTCGCCCATTGTGACTTAGCCCTGACGGGCGATAGCGCAGGACTCGCCATCGGCACCGTGAGTGGCTTCAAGAGCGTATCGAGCGATCCGAAGCAGCCCGCGTATATGCCGAAGATTCACGTGGATGGGGTGCTCGAAATCCGGCCTCCCAAGAACTGTGAAATCCTCTTGGGGAAAATTCGAGAGGTCATCATTGTCCTGAAGCGCATGGGCCTGAACATCATCTGGGTGACGTTCGATCAGTTTCAATCCAGTGATAGTCAACAGATTTTGCGGCAGCAGGGGTTGATCACTGGTCATCAAAGCATGGATGAAATCCCGAATCGCCCCTACGATTTTACCAAGACCGCTGTCTACGAAGGCCGCATGGACATTCCCATCGCTCCCAAATTGCAGATGGAAATGTTGATGCTGGAGAAGGATGTAAAGACAGGCCGAGTCGATCATCCTCCCGGTGCGAGCAAGGACTTATCAGACGCCTTAGCGGGGATTACGTTTGGCTTGACGATGCGGCGGGAGCTATGGGGACTCTACAGAATCCCGGTTCTCATGATTCCGCAGTCTGTCTATGCCTCTGCCGATAAGTTGAAGAAGCCGGAGTCTCAACCCACCTACCAGAGCGAAGCGGAGTTGAGTCTGGTGATGCAGGACGGCGCACGCGAAACGCCGCTCTAAACGCTGCCTTCTGCCGTTTCAGTGGCGGCAGGAGCGGGGGAGCCTGTCTGTGACCGGGGAAGCCGCAGACAGGCTCTTTTATCAGGAACATTCCTCCGTTAAGGCGGGGCCGTAGCTGGCCGGTAGACCCTCCTGAGGCTCGGTACAGACCACCACGGCACGATTACAGGTATGGCAGAAGGCATTCCATCTCCCGGCGGGATCATTGGTGCGACGGTGCCACGGCATCAGATCATGGCCGAGAGCACGGGCTTTTGCCGCCGCCGCCTTCTTCCGACCGGGTAGCTCCCTGAAGTCATCAATGGCGTAGTCCTGCACGATACGACGGGGCTTGTCCACCTTCAGGAGAATGGACTTGCGCGGGATGCGCCGTTTGACGGGCGCTTTCGAAAACTTGAGCATACGGAAAGGTTTCCTCCTAGAAACCACGCGAATGAACGTCGATGCTCCAATGATTGTATCACAACGCAAAACATTTGTCAAATCCCTTGGCATTTGACAAACCCTCTAGAGTTGTGCTACACTTTCTTATGGCCCGCATTATTAAGGGTGTGAACAGGTGGGGTAAGCCACACACGTGCAAGTGGGGTAATCCAGAAGGTGGGCCTCGTTTTTATCAGTATGGTTTGAAACGGTCTGAGTTTGAGGCGTTGCTCAAAAAGCAAGAAAACAGGTGTGCTATTTGTCGGTGCGAGTTTGATTCGAGTGTGTCTCGGGCACGACCGCATGTGGATCATGACCATTCAACCAAACAGGTGCGCGGACTGCTTTGTCACAGATGTAATGTAGGACTAGGGTTTTTTGGGGACAGCGTTGAGTTTTTGAAGAAGGCCGCTGAATATTTGCAATCAAGTGCCATTTGACAAACGCGGTGGGTGGTGCTATACTGTATGAAGCTCAGGGAGGAGCACAACGAATGGCTGTCAGGTTCCCCGTCAAGTTCGACAAGAAGACCCGTAACGCGGTGGCGAAGGCCAGCGACGGTGGTCCATCGCTTGGCACGTGGCTGAGCCGCATCGAAGCGATTCAGAACCCGGTGCTCGGGCAGGCCATTGATGGCATCTGGTGTGGCCGGTCGGGAGAAGCCCGTCTGGATCTGCCGGAGAGCAATTCACTGCTGTGCGTCGGGTGGTATCACGGGCGTGTGGAGTGGTCCTACATTTCCTGAAGGGAGTGACGATGGAACGGCTGGATGTCGAACACTATCTGGTGGAATTCTGGGATGAGGATCGGTGGGCACTTGACACGAGCACGGGGAATCTGGAGGAAGCCCGTGCCGCGTATAAGAAGTTGCGGGCGCTCAAGCGACGGGCGCGTCTGACGAAGGTGCTGGAAATGGGGTGGGAGTGATGATGAAGATCCTCTGCCCCGAGTGCCATCAGCACATCTGTCCGAGTGTGATCATTTCCCACTTGTACTGGAAACATCGGTGGACCCGGACCAAGGCGAAACTGTTCAAATGGCGGATGCTGGTAGGCGATTGACAGGGGGCAGGCGGTCCATTACACTGCGAGGTCATGGCCCTCCTGTTCATGGATTCGTTCGATCACTACGCCACCGCTGATATCCTCTCCAAGTGGTCAGGATTGAGTACGGGGGG